AATAAAAGCAGAATAGCGACGAATGTCAATCTTCTTTTTTCAATAGAGTCAAAAGCTCGTCCAGCGTAGCAACACTGCCGACGATCTTCATAACTTCGTTCGGCTCTACGCACTGGCGCAGGTCACCAAAAAAACGCTCACGCTCATCTCGGATGAACTGGATGATAGCTTTGAACTCATCACGGTCGGATAGAGCTTCGATAGCTTGGACAATAGTTGGCTTGGGTAGTGGTGTCATTTACGTTTTGCTTTCTTTTTTGGAGTGCGAACCATCTTGATTTCAATTTCAACGTAACCTTTGCCTTTTTTGCCGTATTCTTTTCCTTCGTGACCACAACTGTTTGATTTACCTTTTTTCATATTATTTACGTTTAGATTTATTAGCTTCACTTAAAGCGATGGCGATTGCTTGCTGGCGACTCTTTACTACTGGAGCTTTCTTTGGACCTTTAGGGTCTTTGCCAGAGTGCAACGTGCCAGATTTATATTCGCGCATCACCTTGGATATCTTGTTTGACTTAGATTTTTTCATGATTATTTCATTGACTTGCTTCCCTTGCAACGCCATTTGCGGCGACTTAAATTGTTGGGCGTATTAGGATCATTTTGTTTGGCTTCTGGCAAGCCTTTTTTAATCCCGTAGCTTCTAGCGCAATAACTTGAGCCTTTTGCCGTGCCTGGGCGAATACGATCACCACCGTCAGCAGCTTTGCCAGCTTGACCATACTTGATCGTTTTCTTCCGCCCAGTTGAGGGATTGGTGACTACTTTCGTGAAACGCTTTTCCATCACTTCATCTTTCGGTTGATTTTCCGCTCCTGCTTCAGCATCTCTTTTGTTGGCTTTTTGCCAGAGCCTTTAGCATCGCGGATGTTATCCCACATTCCTCGCTGAGAGCAAGAACCGTCTGCGCGTTTGATTAGTTTCTTCATTGCTCCATTCCTTGAGTTGTCATTCCACCCATCTCAGCGGGTGCTGTTCCGATACGTCCAATCTCAGCGTTCTGAGCCTGTTGTAGCTGGAATTGGTACTGACTGGCATATTTCTGCAAGCGAGCAGCAAAAGCCTCGTCCTGCTGCGCTCTAGCGGCAACATCGGGCTGCTGAACGTATGCCTGAACCATCTGCATGGCAATCTGCGCTCCGTTTGGTTGTGCAGGAACTTCGATGCCAGAGAAGATCTTGGAAAGGTCATCTGTGACGTTCTTCGCAATCTTCTGTTGTGCTTCCTCCACTGGTTGCAGAACGTAGTCAGCAAAGATTGGATTGATAGAAGATGCAGCGAACTCTAGTAGTTTGTTTACATCGAGGATGCCATTGCGATCCAGTTGGACAAGAGATACCATGTTTTTCAACTGAGTCTCTGCTGTTTCTGGATCACTTGCCAAAGAGTCAAACGATACCATGATTGAATAGTTCTCATCGGGACTACCCTTGGTCATCACTTGTGGATTGGGATTCCCTGTAACTTGGAAGAAGATTTCATCAGGACCCATGCGTTGATACAGCTTCCATGCCATTGTGAGAACGTCTTTAACGTGGTCAAGGAACTTACCAATATAATACTGCTGACGTGCAGTGGATAGCGGATTTGTGAGATCCAGTCCGATAGCACGGTCGGCTTGTCCACGCATGGAAAGCTCGCTTTCTACAGAGCCGTCATCTCGCGGAGGAATTGGACCAAATGCGATTTCACCTAGTCGGCGATATGGCACTCTGCGTCCAGGACCCCAATCCGATGGTGGGCGACCAGCAGGGTGCATAATCGGAGGCAATGTTGCCAAAGACGCACGGTCGATACGACTATCACGCTCGGTCTTGATTTGCATCTGAGGACCACGGAGAATATCTGAGAATGTCTGCACCTCATACATCCGCTTCTGGTCGTTAGCTAACCGAGTTACCACAAATGGGTAGTCATCGTAGCCGTTGAGAAGTTCATGCTTGGCATAGCCGTCTGTTTGCGGATGGAACACAGTGCAGTAAATGCCCTCAGAACCATCATCCTCGTCGATTAGACGCTGATATGCATAGACCACCATGACAAGATCGTTGTCGTCGGTGATTGGCAAACGAGTCTGAGTCTTTACTTTCTCGCCATCGAGATACATGGAGTCTTTACCACGAAGGGTTTCGATAGCGTTATCTACCCATTTACGATCCCATCCTTCGTTCGTCACCTTTTTCTCAAGCTCTTGAGCAGTGAGGAATGTTCGCCAGAACATGTATGGTGCGCGTTGTGGATCTGAGATGTAAGATGGAAACATTACCTCGCCATCAGGAGCGCAAGCATAGACTACGGGGCAGTCAACAGTTTGGCGGGAGAGTGGGATTTCGGCAACACCCATCTTGCGTAGGTCTTTGATTGCTTTCTTCGCTCGCTTAGCAGAAAGATCAGGAAATGAGTCTTGAAGCAACTCAATCAACATTTCATCGTCTTGCTCACTTAGAATCAACTCAACAAGATCAGGCGATGCTTGCTGGATTTGCTCAAGGCTAACGCTTTGTAAGTAAGTGCGTTTCTCACGGTTCCAACCAACGTAGGTAACCATGATGCCCTTCTCCATGAGATAGTTCCCACCAAGCTCCATCTGACGCTTGAAGTCGGGAATGTAGGATGCTCGCATCCATTTTAGGAAGCCAGAAACTACCGCTGCTTTTGGCATTGCTGCCATAGACGTTGGGAACGCCTTGATGTGAGAGCGAGACAACGCTTGGTCAAACAACGCAACATACATGTCAATACGCTCACCGACTACGTTTACCTCTTGGTCGGATGCGCCTTGCCACGGAAAAGCATTAGCTCCGTTCTTGCGTAGGTCATCCGACTTGCCGTCCCAGATGTTTCTACGGTCGTTGTAAGAACGTAGGCAGGATTCAAAGTAGTAATCCAGATCAACCAAGCAAGTGTCGTAAGCATTGGATAACGCACCAATATCAGGCTTCTTGTCTAAATAAACAAGGGACTCGTCTTCAATTTGTTGAATGTCATTCATGCTGTATATTGGTAGTAATCCTCAGGCTCGGAATTGACGAGAATAACATTAACTTGCTTTCCTAGCAAGCCTTTTGATATTTGAGCGGGACATTTTACGTTGACGCTGAATCCGTCAATCCGCGCTTTTAGCCATGTCGGGTTATTGCAGATGCCTACAATCAACGCTTTTAATGGCAATTCTTGTATGTCTTGCACAATTTCTTCAACAACCTTAGCTGGTCGTCCTCGTTTCTTTGCTTCTTTTTTTGTATTCATATTAGTAACCTCCACCTCCTTGGATTGTGGCTAAACTGACGGAACCGTCAACATGGTCAATATTTGATATTGCGGCGTATCTAAGCACATCAATAGGATCTTTGTGAGCTTCCTTTAATCCGCCATCTCCCGTGTATTCTGACAATGCTTGGATAATGTTCTCGCAATCGGAACTGATGTAGAAATGTGGACGGTTGATTGCATCCAGCGGCTTGGATGTGTCCCATGCCATTTTACCGATCAATGCTTGTAATCCGTCATCAATATCAAGACCTGGGGCGGGAATGCAAACCATGCCGGCATCGTTCAAATCTTCAATAATCGAGGATGATCCATCTTGCACCTGATACTTTGCAGCACCAAGTCGTGGGTCGATCAATCGCTCAAAGATTTCCTCTTCGCCTTCTAGTTCTTCGATAAGCTCAACATAGTCGCGGATGCCATAACCTTGTCCTTTCGCTCCCTCTCCAGGCATCCACTTGCCACCACGCCACTCAGCCCAGTCGCCAACATCGACTCCAGGCCATTCACGATAAACCCACATCGTCCCTGTTTCATCCACTGCAATCCAGCACATGAACCAGTTTTTAGAGCCAGCAGGGTCGATAATGTGATACTTGGTGATGTTGTTTCTAGGAATCTTGTCTGGATCTACCACGTTCACGATCTTGTTGAATTTCGGGAACTTGGTAGCGGCAGCCTTGGTTGGGATTCCGTATGCCCTAATTAAGATTTCCTCTCTAGTTTTTCCAACAAGCGTTTGCTTAATGCGTTCATATCCACCAAAAGGATTATCTTGCGAGTGAAAGTAATGAATTGTTCCCTTGATGTTCTTACATTCAAGTATTGTCGGAACAATTTCACCACCAAGCAACTCAGCTTCTCTGCTTTCAAGAACTTTTGCTCCATCAAGATACTGCTTGATTAACTCCGTATATCCAAAGATTGGAGTAAACGTTAGCATCATCTTGCTATTTCTTGTCGCCAACCTAAACCTAAGTGTGTCAACTAACTCTGGACCTCCAAGCATCTCATCACACCATGCACCAATATTAAGCCATGTTGCCTCCTTAGAACCAAGTTCTGCACCTTCTAGAATGGTCTGGTTG